AGAAAAAAGAGAAGGAGCTTTGACTGATAGAAATATATCAGAACAAACTGCTAGAAAGTTTGGTGTTAAGGTTGTTAGAGATAACAATGGTCAAGTTAAGCAACATATTTATCCATTTCATAATGGTAGTGAAATAGTTGCTACAAAAACTAGATATATTGACAATAAAAACTTTGCATGTAATGGTACATTCCAAGGCACAGGATTGTTTGGAGAGCAGTTGTATAAAAATAAAGGTGGTAAATATTTAACCATAACTGAAGGCGAGTGTGATGCTATGGCAGTCAATGAATTGTTTCAAGATAAGTGGTCAACTGTATCCATTAAACGAGGAGCATCCTCTGCTGTAAAAGATATTAGAGAAAGCATTGAGTTTGTTGAAAGTTTTGAGAATGTTGTTCTTTGTTTTGATAATGATAAGGCAGGTAGAGAAGCTGCAATACAAGTGGCTCGTATTCTTAAACCGGGCAAAGCTAAGATAGTAAACTTACCAAATGGATACAAGGATGCAAATGAAATGCTTGTCAAGAAAAAGTTCAAAGAGTTTACTAATGCTTGGTGGGAAGCTAAGACTTATACTCCATCTGGTATCATGGAGTTGTCCAGTAAGAAAAATGATTGGTTAAACAGAGAGGAGAAAGAAAGTATAGCTTATCCTTGGGAAGGTTTAAACAAGAAGCTGTATGGTATGCGTAAAGGAGAACTTGTAACTTTGACTGGTGGTACAGGACTTGGTAAGTCTAGTGTGACTAGAGAACTTGAACATCATCTTATAAAGAATACAAAAGATAATGTAGGTATCATAGCACTAGAAGAAAACTGGTTAAGAACTGCAGATGGTATTGTATCTATTGAAGCTAATGATAGAATATATTTATCAGAGAAACGAGCCAAGTACACAGATGAAGAGCTACAAACTTTGTTTGATAATGCAATACAAGAAGGTAGAGTTTACATCCATGCACACTTAGGAGCAACAGATATAGAAGAAATATTTTCTAAGTTAAGATATATTATTGTAGGTTGTCAATGTGATTGGGTAGTGGTTGACCATTTACATATGCTTGTAAATGTATTAACAGAAGGAGATGAACGAAGAGGTATTGATATGCTTATGAATAGATTGCGTAGTCTTGTAGAAGAGACTGGTGTAGGTATGATATTAGTATCTCATTTGCGTAGAGCTTCAGGAGACCGAGGACATGAGAAGGGTATACAAGTATCTTTATCACACTTAAAAGGTTCTCAAGGTATAGCACAGTTATCAGATTGTGTTATAGCTTTAGAAAGAAATCAACAGGCAGAGAATCCAGATGAAGCTAATATAACTAAAGTTAGAGTATTAAAATCAAGATATACAGGAGATACAGGTATGGCTTGTAGCTTAAAATATGATATTGATACTGGTAGATTACATGAAGTAACAGATGAGGAGACATTTACAAATGAAGCTGATTTTTGATATAGAAACTGATGACCTAAATGCTACAAAAGTATGGTGTTTAGTTGCTAAAGAAGTTAATGGAGAGTCATTTAGATTTGGTCCAGATAAAATAGAAGAAGGTTTAGACTTATTAAAAAGTGCAGAATTATTAATAGGACATAACATAATAGGTTTTGATTTGCCAGTTTTAAAAAGACTGTATGACTTTAATCATTCAGGTAAAATTATTGACACTTTAGTTATGTCAAGACTTTATAATCCAGTCAGAGAGAATGGTCATAGTCTTAAAACTTGGGGATATAGACTAGGTGTATATAAACAGGAGCAACCCGAGTTTCAAAATTATAGTCCTAAAATGTTAAATTATTGTGAGCAAGATGTAATATTAAATGAAGCAGTGTATAAACATTTAGTAAATGAAGGAATGGGATTTAGTAAACAATCATTTGAAATAGAACAAATGACTGCATCAATTATGAATGAGCAAGAACAGACAGGATTTTATTTTGATACTAAACAAGCTATGACTTTACTATCAAAGTTAAAACAGAAGATGTCAAATGTAGAGGATGAAGTTCAACAAACATTTAAACCTAAATGGATAGATGATAAACAAGTTTTACCATACATTAAAAAGAATGGAGAACTAAGTAAGCGAGGACTTACTGATGAAGAGTATGAAAGTATTTTAATATCAGGTAATCATGGACCATTCATTCGTAAAAAATTAGTTGAGTTTAATTTAGGTAGTCGTAAACAAATAGGAGAGTATCTTATAGACTTTGGTTGGCAACCTGAAAGATTTACTCCTACTGGTCAACCTATAGTAGATGAAGGTACACTTAAAAAGATTACTCATATAAAAGAAGCTAAACTTATTGCTGACTACTTGTTATATCAGAAAAGAATAGCACAAGTATCATCATGGATTGATGAACTAAAAGAGGATAGAGTCCATGGTAGAGTTATACCTAATGGAACTATTACGGGTAGAATGACCCATAGAAACCCTAACATGGCTCAAGTTCCAAACTTAGGTAGTCCTTATGGTAAAGAGTGTCGTGCTTGTTGGACTGTGCCAGAAGGATATAAACTTGTAGGTATAGATGCAAGTGGATTAGAGTTAAGAATGTTAGCACACTATATGAATGATGCTGATTACATCGAAGAAGTTATCAATGGGGATATACATTCTACTAATCAAGAACTAGCTGGTCTTAAAACTCGTGACCAAGCTAAAACATTTATCTATGCTTTAGTATATGGAGCTGGGGATGCAAAGATAGGTAAGATAATAAATGGAGATATAAAGAAAGGTAAACAATTAAAAGAAAGATTTTATCGTAACTTACCTGCCTTGAAAAAGTTAAGAGATAGAGTTCAACAAGCTTCTAATCGTGGTTATCTAAAAGGTATAGATGGTAGAAAAATTTATGTTAGAAGTCAACATTCAGCACTAAATACATTATTACAGGGTAGTGGTGCTATTGTAATGAAACAAGCAATGATAAACTTATATTTATCTATGCGATTAAATAGTATAGATGCTAACTTTGTAGCTAATATACATGATGAGTGGCAACTACAAGTCAAAGAATCTCAAGCAGATTATATTGGCAGACTAGGTGTTGAGTCAATAGAAAAAGTAACAGAACAGTTTAATATGCGATGCGATTTAACTGGACAATATAAAATAGGAGGTAATTGGAGTGAAACCCACTAAAGAAGATAGAAAAAAGTTTGACCTAGATTTAGAGTATGGTCAGATAAGAGAAGATAAAATAGCAGACATGTTCAATAATAAAAAGATAGAAGTTAAATCCGAGAGAGGTATGTGGATGAAAACAGGTAACATTTGTATTGAGTATGAGTCTTATGGTAAACCTTCTGGTATTATTACAACTGAAGCAGACTTTTGGTTTCACAATCTTTGTATTGATGATGACATATTTTGTACCTTTATATTTGATGTACCAAAACTAAAACAACTTATAGAAAAATTAGATTTTAAAAAGTCTGTTAGTGGTGGAGACCATAAAGCGAGTAGAATGTGGTTAGTAAATATACAAAAATTATTTACATCAGATGTCTTTAAAACATTTAAGGACTTAAAAAATGACTAAAGGTATTGACAAAACTAAATTAGACAACTATAATAAGTTTACATCCGAATCAGGACATTGGTATTCTCTTGAAGGAGAACCTATGTATACTATCATAGGAGCTAATGGTAAAGAAAGAAATACAACTTTAAGAGATGCTAAAAGTTTAGGACTTGTTCCTTCTGTTACTACAATTATAGGCATGGTTGCTAAACCTGCTTTAGAAAATTGGAAGATAACTCAAGCAATAAAATCTGCAGCAACACTTGACATAGGAGATGAAGAGTCTATGGATTCTTTTGTGTACAGATGTAAAGCTGATGCAAAACAGATTGGTTTAAAAGCTGCAACAGAAGGTACTAAGATACATGCTCAAATAGAGAAAGGATTTCTTGGTAAAGGTAAATCTAAACCTTACAAGATTATTCAATCATGGTTGGATGAAAACTTTCCTAATGAAGATTGGATAGCAGAAGATTCTTTTTGTGCTAATCAAGGTTATGGTGGTAAGATAGACTTGTATTCTAAGTCAGGGATATTTGTGGATTTTAAAACTAAAGATAATCTTGAAGGTAAAGACCCTGCTAAGTTAGTATATGATGAACATGGTATGCAACTATCTGCTTACGCACAAGGTTGTAACATAGATGACCCTACCAGAGTATCTATTTTTGTTGACAGAGCTAATACAAGTATAGTATTATGTCACATATGGGAAAAAGAATCACATGAAAAACATAAAGAAATGTTTAATAGTATATTAAAATACTGGCAGTTAGTAAAAAATTATGAGTGGCAAATATGAAAAAAAGAATAAATTATAAATTTAAAGAAGATAAAATTCTTAATATAATTAAATCTTACATTGATGAAACTTATACTCAACATTATTCAAATGGTAAATATCAAGCTACTGATATGATAATTGATTCCGGACATGGAGAGGGCTTTACTGTAGGTAACATTATGAAATATGCTATGAGATATGGTAAAAAAGATAACAAAAAAGCAGAGCTGTATAAGATAATACACTATGCAATTATTGCTTTATATTTAGAGGACATCAATGGTAGAAGATAAAATAGGAACTAAAAATTATTTAGGAATTATCATAGACTATGACAAAGAAAAAAACTTTGATAAGTTTAGTTTAGATACACTCAAAGATAGATATTTTTGGGATAACGAAACACACGCACAAGAAGCTTTTGCCAGAGCTGCAGTTTTTGGTGCGACATTTAAAGGAGAAACAGATTATGCATTGGCTCAAAGACTTTATAACTACAGTTCCGACTGTTGGTTCATGTTTAGCACTCCTATTCTTAGTAACGGGGGAACAACTCGTGGGTTACCTATCTCTTGCTTTCTTAATTATGTACCTGACAGCAGGAATGGCTTATCTGCTCACTACGATGAAAATATATGGTTGGCTAGTTCGGGTGGAGGTATCGGTGGATTCTGGGGAGATGTTAGGAGCAATGGGATACCTACTACTCATGGCAGTCGTTCAACTGGTTCGATTCCATTTATGCATGTAGTAGACTCACAAATGTTAGCCTTTAATCAAGGCACAACTAGAAGAGGTTCTTATGCTGCTTACATGAATGTTAATCATCCTGAGATAGAAGAGTTTATAAACATGAGAAAAGAATCAGGAGGAGATATAAATAGAAAGTGTTTAAATCTACACAATGGAATTAATATTACAAATGCATTTTTAGATGCTGTAAAAAATGATGAAGACTGGAGATTGATTGACCCTAAAACTAATGAAGCAGTTAAGACTATAAACTCTAGAGATTTATGGTTTCAAATAATAAATGCTCGTGCTGAAACAGGAGAACCTTATATGATTAATATTG